CGACCGGCGAACCGTAATCCGTTTGATCCTGCATCAGGGGACGACCGGTCCGCCGTCGAAATTCCCACCTTCCACGACGTAGGAATAGGCAGCGTCGTTGCCCGGCAAATGCGGAAAACCGCGAAAATTGAGTGCGTTGTCGAACTTCGCCTTGCAGGTCGCGAAGGTCTTGTCGCAGCCGGCCGATATGGAAAAGACATCGCCCAAGCCGATCGTCGGTCCAACCCGTTGCTGAAGCACCAGCAGCACGTCGCCGCCGGCCAGCCGGTGATCGACAATCCTTTCGGTCCGCCCTGCCCGCGCTCCGGTGATCCAGCTAAGCGTGCCGAAGGAAAACCAGCCGCTATCGAAGCCGACCAGCCCGGACACGGCGATCTTGTCCGGTGTTTCCATGGCTTCGACTGCCCCGGTCGCCGAGAAACCCGGCTGGTCGAGGAGGAACCCGCAGCGCGCATCGCCCAATTCGGCATCGCATGTCCGGCTGACGATACGGCCGTTCGGCTGGTCCAGCCTGCTGGCCAGGCTTTCCAGTTCGGCCACGAAGCGCTCGTCGCTGCGCGTCATCTTGCCGATGGTGGCTGTCCTTATCAGGGCGAAATCTTCCGGCTTGCGCCAATTGACGAGGAAGGTTTCCACCCTGGCTCCGTCATAAAGGCCGGCCGCGATGTCCTCGTCCCGGATGCGCTCGGAGGAAAGCGCGCCCTCGACATCGACCGTATCGACGGCAAGGCCCAGCGTGCTGCGCGCCTCGCTGGCGCTGAAACCCGTTTCCGGCTCGAATGTCGTCCCGTCGAGTGTGAGTGGCCGGTCATGATCGGTGTAGCCGGTCGTCTCGCCGTCCGTCCTGGTCAAACGCCAGCAATGGCAAATGGTCGTAACGGCACGCGCGAAATGCTCGACAAGGGCTGGCGGATAGGCGGTCATAGCTGCACCTCGACAAGCGGAATCGAGGGGATTTGCCCGGCCTTGAAAGCCTTCAGGCTGATTTCCAGCCGATCGGTGTCAAAGCGAACCGGAACATCGAATTCATAGCCGCAGGTCACGGGAAGGCCATTGCCGGGAATGGCGCCCGCCGAAAAAACAATCTCGCCGGCCGCATCGTCGAAGGCGAAGGCACCCGGCGCCGACAATTCGACGCCGTTCACGGCGACATGCAACGTCGAGGCGACCGGCTTCCCGATCGGCCGGCGATAGGCGTCGTCGCCTGTCCCGTAGACCTTCACCAGCGAAAACCGACGCGTCGAGCCGTCGCCGGTACCGATGTTCTGATCAGTGGCGGAGGGCACGGCACCCGGCCGGCACGACTTCCCGTCGAACGGGTCCCGAAACCGGAACGCATGCAGCGAACCGCGCCGCGCCTCGAAGAACGCCAGCACGTCATGCAGATCGTCGAGCGATCTCACGCCCGTGCCGGCATCGTAGCGATGGCGCGATTGCGAAAATCGCGCGTTGCGCTTTTCGCGGCCGGAGGTCAGCGCAACAATCTCGTTGCGGCGCTCCGGGCCGCCGGTCGCACCGAAAGACACAGCCGGCGGAAACAGCACGTCATGGAAACTGGCAAGTTCTGACACTGGCTTCCCTCAAAAGGTTCGGGTGCCGCGCGACACGGCACGCGCCAGCATGCCGGTGATCTGCGCTTCGGATTTGCGGAAGGAAGCGGCATCTTGCGCCGTCACGTTGAAGACGACATTGACCGGCCCGCCACCGCCGGCGGAGGCCACGCCGAGACTGCCGTCTGCGCCGCGCCGAAGCGGCAGGATCGCCTCGCTGCCCGCCTCGCCCATGAGGCCGACATTGCCGCTCATCGGAAAATAGCTCGGCGTCGAGACGATGCCACCCGAAGCGAAGGGAACGACATGGCCCGGCACCCCGCCCTTGGCGAAGGGCAGGATGCCGGACAATCCGCCTAGCAGACCGGAAAACAGCGAGCCGGTGAGCGCCTGCAGCGGCTTCAGCCCCTGCGCCAGCGCCATACCGGCAAGGTTCAGCCCGACGCGGCGCAGCACGTCGTCCAGCTCCCGGCCGCTGACGGCCGCACTCTTAAGGGCTCCCGTCAGTTGGCTGCCGAAATTGCCAGAAAGTTTTTCGAGGTTTTCCAGCGCCGCCTGGAACGGTGCGGTATCGGCGCGAATTGCCTCCGTCACATCTTCAGCCAAATCATACCTCCGTTGTCGTCGGATCGGGAAATGCGCGCATCAGCGCCGCAAGATCGGCTCGGCCCGGCGGCGAAGCCCGGCCTTGTCGCATCACGCTCATCGCCCGCTCGAATTCGATCGGCGTCATCGCCCAGAACGCCTTCGGCGAAAGCCGCAGCAGGCCGAAGCCGACGGCCATGACGTTGTCCCATGGAAACGCCGCCTTCGTGCCTGCCGCGGCTTCTAAGGGTTTGGTGTGGGCGCATCCTTCGGCGCAGTGCCGAATGTGGTGCTCAACAGATCGGCGACAACCGCTGCGAATCCGGTTGCGCCGTCTTCGCACTGCATCGCGCCCACCGTATCGTCGGCCACATCCTCGCCAGCGCCGCGCAAGCCCGCACCGATGATGCGGATCATGTCCAGCGCCGACAGCCGGCCCGTCGAGAACCGCTCCACCAGCGCGGATAGATCATCGGCGGCATAGGCCGTTTCCAACTCGGCCAGGGCACCCAGCGTCAGACACAGGTTTCGCTGCCTGCCGTCGAGTTCGGCAGAGATTTCGCCGCGCCTGCGGTTCGCGCTCATGGCGCCACCGCGAAGGTGATCGCGCCTGCCGATTCCAGCGCCATTTCGAACGTCACCTCACCGTCATGCGCGCCGGTATATTCCAGCGACGTGATCTGGAACAGCCCGGCGACCGTGCCGAAATCGGGCACGAGAAGCTGCCAGTTGGAAATCTCGCCGGCAAAGAAACGCGAGCGGATGAGTGCGTCGGACTGCGCATCCTTGAAGATGCCCGAGCCGCTGACGGCAGCGCGCTGGACGCCGGCGCCCGCCAGCAATTCACGCCAGCGCCCCGCCGAGTCCGCATCGGTAATGTCGACGGTTTCGCTGTTGAAGGCGATCCGCTTCGAGCGCAGCCCGGCGACGGTGACGAAGGTGCCGCCGCCATCGGAATCGAGTTTTAGGAGAAGGTCCTTGCCCTTCTGTGCGACCATGCCTGGCCTCCTGGTTTGTTGGTGTTTTGGGTTTGCCCAGACAGCCGTCAGGCCGACGTTTCGATCACGGCGCGAAAACGCAGCAGGCCGTGATGGACCGAGATGTCGTCGTCGTAGAGGACCTCGCCGTATTCGAAGCGCAGGTTGACGAGATGGTGCTCGTCGAGCGTAAGATCTGCATCATCAAGGCGGCTCTTGACTGCCTCCATGATATCAAGCGCTTCCTTCTTGCCCCTGGCCTTCGACCAGATGTGCAGCGTGAAAAGCTGCTCGGAGCCGCCCTCGGTGCTGGTGCTCCAGTCGTAGATGCTGGTTCGGCCGAAAGTCACATAGGGAAAGCGCACATCGGTGGGCGCGTGGTCGAAGATCTTTGCCCCGCCCAGCAAGGCCGTCAGTGCGCTGTCGCCGGCCAGCGCCGCGAACAGGGCTTTTTGAAGATCAGCGGCGGGCGCGGTCATCATCCTGCTCCCTCGTCGGCCGTGGCACTTGCCGCGCAGGCTTTTCTTTCGCGAATTCCAGCGCGCGCGAAGCGTTGCCGGCCTCCACCGCCTCCGCCAGATCGTGCGCATCCCAGCGCAGGGCGCGCACCAGCCCGTCCAGGGTTATTGCCGCAGCCAATTTCATGCGCCGACCTCCTTGACCTTGCAGACCAGATAGCGGCCGCTCTCATCCGGATCGTGGACGGTGACGATCTCGAAAATCCGCTCCTGTTTCGTCAGCCGCATCCCGCTTGCGACGCCAGCGCGGTGGCGCATGGTGATGCGATGCGTCGTCGTCTCCAACGTCTGGTCGGCACCGAATACGCTTGCCGCAGAAACCGGCTCGATCTTGGCAAAGAGCGTGGCCGTTTCGGTCCAGATCTCGCTGAAACCACCAAACCCATCCGGCTGCGTGGCGCAGGCTTCGAGCACGATCTGTGTTCGTAGCTCGCCCGGATCGATGAACAGAACCGCCATCAGAGCCTCCCGCGCCGATAGGGTGCGATCATGCGGTCGTAGCCTGCCGGATAGGATACCGGCTGGTCGTTCGA